ATTCTAAACACATATCTATTGAACTATAATTATACCGGTGGTCTTGCAACATATGACTTCTATGCAGGTTATGTTGAATTGACTGCACGTATGTTCGGTGGCTACCTAACATATACTTTTGATCCAGTTACCAAAGTATTACGTATTACACGTGACTTCAAGGGTTCAGGCGAACGCATTCTAATTTGGGCAGATATTCAAAGACCAGAAGCAGTATTGATTCAAGATCCGGGTGCTGGTGTTTGGATTGGTGACTTCATCCTTGCTGTACTTAAAGGTATCATTGGTGAAGCACGTGAGAAGTTTGCAAGCATTGCAGGTCCAGGTGGCGGTACAAGTTTGAACGGTGCTGCCATGAAGGCTGAATCAGCAAAGGCTCAGGAAGCATTAATTATGGAACTCAAGAACTACGTTGACTATTCACAGCCACTAACTTGGGTACAAGGTTAAAATAATACTTGACAACTCCCTAATAAATTAGTATAGTATAGTTTGTTAAGGAGACTACATGATCATAGGTATTACCGGATTGATCGGTTCAGGTAAAGACACTGCCGCCGACTATCTTTGTACATTTCACGGATTTAAAAGAATGAGTTTTGCTAATGCACTTAAAGATGCAGTAGCAGTTATTTTCAATTGGGACCGTGACATGCTTGAAGGTTCAACTAAGGCTAGCCGTGAATGGCGTGAACAAGTTGACGTTTGGTGGGCAGAACGACTAGGCATCCCTCACCTGACCCCTCGCTGGGTGCTACAGCAATGGGGCACAGATGTTGCACGAAAGAACTTCCATAATGATATTTGGGTTGCTAGTGTAGAAAACAGATTACGCAACATCAAAGACGATATCGTAATCACCGATTGCAGGTTCTTTAATGAATTAACTGCTATTAAAAACGCAGGTGGATTTACTATGAGGACACATCGAGGGGAAGATCCCGTTTGGACTAATATTGCATCAGTCTTAAATAAAACCAAAGATGAAGCAGTTAAGATTAATTGCACATATCAACTAGAAAACTTGAATATCCATGCTAGTGAATATTCTAGTGTTGGTCTAGACTATGACTACCATATTGACAATAACGGTTCCATTGATCATTTGCACAAGCAACTTGAATTAATAATCAACCGTTAAGTCACCGCGTTTCCATTTGATCTCCTTTCGTTTAACAACCTCTATGCAATTGAGACATATAGTACGAAGATTATTAAATGCGGTGTTGGTCAGATCACCGTCAATATGAAACACTGTTAACTGACTAGGATATAAAGCCTTGAAACCGCACAAATCACAGTGCGGTTTTTTCTTGTAACCTGCCTTTTCCCAATTGAATATTCTAGGGCGTTTCTTGCCCTTCTTTTTACCACACTCATCACATATGCTACGGTAGTGAGTTACGCCATCTCTTTTGTAATTGATAGCGCAATAGTTCTTATTGCAGGTTTTACATATAGGACGTTTCAGAGGCATACAGTATTTATAAAACACCTTCGAAGGTATGGTTAACCAGCCTTTTTTGAAAAATTTCATAAATAAAGATACAACTTAGGTGGTAAACCTCAAAATATTACATAAAGGAAAAATAAACATGGCACTAGTATCTCCAGGCGTAGAAGTAACAGTCATTGACGAAGCACAATATCTTCCAGCGCCCACAAACTCAATTCCGTTTATTCTGCTTGCGACAGCACAGAATAAGGCTGATCCTACTTCAACAAGAGTGGCAGCAGGTACAACAGCCGCTAATGCAGGTAAACTCTACAGAGTTACTAGCCAGCGTGATCTTGTAACACTATATGGTAATCCATTCTTCTACACAACAAGTGATGGTACTCCAATTCAGGGTTACGAACTAAACGAATATGGCTTATTAGCGGCATACTCAGCACTAGGTGTAACTAACACAGTTTACACATTACGTGCTGACATTGACCTTGCTAGCCTAGTAGGTCAGACAGGTCGTCCAACAGGTAATCCAGCAGATGGTACTTACTGGTTAGACACAACTACAACTACATGGGGTATCTATGAATTTGACCAAACAACAGGTCAGTTCACAGTTCAAACTCCATATGTCATTAGTGATAGTTCATTGGTATCAGCCGGTGCTCCATTAGATAGCATTGGTCAGATTGGTGATTACGCAGTAATTGCTATCCCAACTTATGATTATCCAAGCGCATCAACTGCAAAGCAGTATTTCTTCAAGACCCCATCAAATCAGTGGGCTTCATTGGGTTCAGCAGAATGGTTAGAAGCATGGCCTTGCATTCAGGGTACTGAATCAAATCCAACACTAACTCCTGGTGATACAATGACGTTCAACATCAGTGGTGGTGGTACAACAACAGTAACAGTTCAGTCTAGCCCTAACAACTTAGTTTCTGTTTTAGCAGCCGATATTAATGCATTAGGCTTTACATATCTTTCAGCCGCAGTTAGCGGTGGTAAATTGCAAGTATTCTCAGCACAAACAGGTGGTGATCCAGCACAAACAGTTAAGTATCTAACTGTTTCAGGTACAGGTACATTGCTCAGTGATTTGGGTATTACGCCAGCAAGATACAATCAGTTAGGTTTCACATTAGGTACATCAAGCAGTCAGCCATTATGGCAGACAGGTCAGACAAACCCAAGACCAACAGGTTCAACATGGATCAAGATTGGTTCAGCAGGTAACGGTTTCGTGCCAGTTATCTCTTCATGGGACGATTTGAATGCAGTTTGGGTTCCTAAGACTGTAAGCAGTGCAACAAGCGACTGGGCCGCAATTGGTTCACTAGATTCAACTGGTGGTAAGGCAATTCCAGCAGGTACAGTATATGCTCAGTACAAGTATGACAATGAATATAACAACGGTCCAATGTATTATTGGGAGCGTTCAGCAGTAGGTGCAACAGTAGTTACTGGTAGCAACACTACTCCTAACTTTGCTTCAGGTCCATATACATTCACTGTACAAGTTTCATTGCCAGGTAGTTCATCACTAAGTTCTGTTTACACAGTATCATTAGCAGATAACACTGATGCAACTGACTTTGTAACTGCATGGTCAGCGGCTGGTATTCCATTCACAACAGCAGTTGTACTAGACAGTGGTGCAATTCAGTTGTCACACACTGAAGGTGGTGTAATTGTAATGGATGACTATAATACATCAACAGGCTTCAGTAATGGTGTATTAGCAGAAGCAGGCTTCATTGCTAATTCAACAACTGGTGTTAAGTATGGCCCATTTGCATCAACAGCATTTACTCCTTCACAGGATTCAACAACTGGTGTAGGTACAGGCTTGCAGCCTACAATTTCAACATCATATGGTGTATATGATGTTGATCCTAGCACATTTGCAAACTCTGGTTCAGGCTATGCAGTCGGTGACGAAGTTACATTCTTAGGCACAGACTTAGGTGGCGCAACTCCTGCTAATGACTTAACAATTATTGTTGGTTCAGTCGGTGGCGGCGGCGCAGTAACATCAGTATCATTTGTTTCAGGTGATGCCGCTCAATCATATTCTGTTCAATTGTCAAATTGGGTAGAGTTTGATATGACTGCAAACGAAGGTGCACCAGTAAGTGCCCCAGCAAATAACACTAACTGGTTCTATTCAGTAGTTGATCAGGTTGATATCATGGTAAACACTGCTAGTGGTTGGGTTGGTTATAAGAACACTAACTACGACAGCAACGGTTTCCCAATCATTACTGGTAGTAACGCAACTGATCCTAACGGACCAATCGTAAGTGCAAGTGAACCAACACTACAAAGTGATGGTACTGCACTAGTTTACGGTGACTTGTGGATCGATACTAGTGATTTAGAAAACTATCCATTAATCAATCGTTGGCAGTTAGTCGACGGTACTGCTAAGTGGGTACGTATCGACAATTCAAACGGCACTGATTCAAACGGTATCATCTTCCAAGATGCACGTTGGGCCCCTAACGGCACAACTAACCCAGCAAACGATCCTATCCCAACAATCGTAAGTTTGTTGACAAGTGATTATTTGGATCTAGATGCTCCAAGCAATACATTATATCCAGTAGGTATGATGTTGTTTAACACACGCCGTTCAGGTTACAACGTTAAGCAGTATCGTGTAAACTACTTTAATAATGATAGATTCCCAGATGAAACTCTTCCAAATCAGAAGGATGCATGGGTATCATCAAGTGGTCTACAATCAAACGGTGCTCCTTATATGGGTCGTAAGGCTCAGAGAGCAATGGTTGTTCAGGCAATGAGAGCCGTAATTGACACTAACACTGCAATTCGTGATGAAGATAACTTCTTCAACTTAATGGCTACACCAAACTATCCTGAACTACAGCCTAACATGGTAACTCTCAACGCAGACCGCGGTGAAACAGGATTTATTATCGGTGACACACCATTACGTCTCCCGGATGACGCAACTGCAATTCAAGCATGGGCAACTAATGCCGCAGGTGCAACATCAACAGGCGAAGATGGTCTAGTAACACGTAGTACTTACATGGGTCTATTCTACCCAAGCGGTATTGCTCCAGACTTGTCAGGTAACTTAGTTGCTGTTCCAGCATCACACATGATGATTAGAACATTCCTAAGAAACGACACTGTTGCTTATCCTTGGTTAGCACCAGCAGGTACACGCCGCGGTATCATTGATAACGCAACTAATATTGGTTACGTTAACGGTGAAACAGGTGAGTTCATTACTATTAAGACACGTATCGGTATCCGTGATGTATTGTATACAAATCAGATTAACCCAATGGTGTTCTTCACTGGTAACGGATTACTCAACTACGGTAACAAGTCAAGTTTCAACTCATTGTCTGCACTTGATAGAATTAACGTAGCACGACTAGTTGCTTATATCCGTCGTCAATTGACAATCGCGGCTCGTCCGTTCGTATTTGAACCAAATGATGCGTATACAAGACAGCAGATTAGCGGTGTTGTAGAAACATTGCTTGTTGACTTGGTAGCAAAACGAGGCGTCTATGACTACTTGGTTGTATGTGATGAGTCAAACAACACACCTGCAAGAATTGATAGAAATGAACTATGGATTGACGTTGCAATCGAGCCTGTTAAGGCAGTCGAATTCATCTATGTCCCAGTACGTATCTTCAACACAGGTGAACTAAGCAGTTAATGAAATATAAAGTGAGTGTCTTTCGAGGCACTCACTTTTAATGATAAATACATATAACAGGAGAATTTAAATGGCAACAGCCTCACAATCATTGTTTAACATGACCGTAGCATCAGATAATGCTGGCGGCAATCAAGGTCTGTTAATGCCTAAGTTGCAATTCCGTTTCAGAGTTAACTTTTTGAATTTCGGTGTTGACGCTACAGGCGGACTAAGCCTCACTAAGCAGGTTATCGATTGCTCACGTCCAAACTTATCATTTGCTGAAATCCCACTACAAGTGTACAACTCAACTTTAAAAATTGCAGGTAAGCACACTTGGGCAGATATGACAGTTAACATCCGTGACGATGCTTCTGGCAGCGTTTCAAAGGCTGTTGGTCAGCAACTACAGAAGCAAATGGACTTTGTTGAGCAGGCATCTGCGGCAACAGGTCAGGACTATAAGTTCCAAACAAACATCGAAATTCTAGACGGTGGTAACGGTGCTCTTGCTCCAACTGTCTTAGAAACATGGGAACTATATGGTTGCTTCTTAAAGTCAGCAAACTATAACGCATTGAACTATGGTACATCAGAAGCAGTAACTATTGCTTTGACTATCGCTTATGATAACGCAGTACAATCACCACTCTCAAGCGGTGTTGGCGCAAGCGTAGGTCGTGCATTGTCTGGTTCTACTGGTATCGCTACAGGTATCGGCGGACAGACTTAATAGTATAAGGTTCTGAGGTCACATGGCTGGCTTTGTACAGAATCTATTACAGGACGCTGCCGGAGCATTCTTCGGCAGCGATTACCTAAGGGATTATACCCACGCCTCAAAAACGTTTAGGACGAATACTTATCAAAACGCTCCTAAACTTAAATTCCTATATCACACATACTTTGAGATTAATCCTGAAGCCTTCGTTGGATTTAACAGTGAAGGCGTAGGGCCTGTCAATGCTGGTACTAATTTTGGCTTGTTGGTCAAAGAAATTAAACTACCAACATATTCTTTTAATACTGTACAATTAAATCAGTACAATCGTAAAAGAATTATTCAAACTAAAATTAAGTATGATCCAATTGATGTTACTTTTCACGATGATAATGGTGATCAAGTAAATCAATTATGGCAAGCGTACTATACCTATTACTATAACGATGGGGCAAAGCCTAACGTTCAGTTTGGTGGTAGTAGAGGTGCTCAAGGTCAAGGTCCTAATAATTATAACGAACGTAACATTTATAATGACTCAATCACCGGCGATGATGATTGGGGTTACAATCCTCAGTCCTCATACGGAAATGATCCTGTAAAAGTTCCGTTCTTCAAAAGTATTACTGTATTTGGATTTAATCAACATAATTTTACCGCATACACATTAATTAATCCTCTTATTACTAGTTTTTCACATGATACCTATAATTATAGTGAAGGCAATGGTGTTATGAGTAATAGAATGTCTATTGACTATGAAACTGTTGTTTATAATTATGGTAAATTAGATGGACGTGATCCAGGAAATATCGTAACTGGAGTTGGTGATCAGGCAACATATGATAGAACTGAAAGTCCAATCAGTAAACCAGGCGCTAATGGTACAATTCTTGGTCAAGGTGGATTAGTTGACGCTGCCGGCGGCACATTGGCTGCATTACAACGTGGTGATTTGTTGGGTGCTGTCAAAACTGCAGGTACTGCGTACAATACATTTAAGAATACAAATATTAAACAAGTTGCCGCAGCCGAATTAACTGCTATGTTGCGCAACTCAGTTACTAACACACCCAATACACGCAACACATTGTTTGACTTCCCAGCGGCTGGATCAACTCCTGGACCATTAGGAACAGCAGGCGCCCCACCAATAGGCACACAAAACGCAGGAAATGGTTCATCTCAGCCTATTATTAGTAATGAACCTATAGCAGGTACACAGTTTAATGGCGGTGACCTAACAACTGGTCCTCGTGTAGATACTGGCGGCTAATTTTATTCTGTTTTTAGTTGCATAAATAGTATTATGGCAACTATATCTAATCGCAACACACTTGATCAAACTGTAAGAATTTTCGACAATTTCTATAATACGAAACTTGTCGTTAATGCCGCTGACTTTGATGTGGTATATTCTTACTTCAAAGGCGCATCACAGAACACTAAAATTGCGGCTAACTTTACTGCACTCTTATTCAGAATAGCACAAGAAAGCGGCGTCAATGTTATAGAATTATTAGAGATTATTAAGGGTCAACCTAATAAACTACAAATGAATAAAGTAATTTGTTATTATCTTAATAGTTTTAAGAGTAAAGCATCACTATACGGTATCGGTAATATTCCTAAGCCAAACGAAGCAGTACAAAGAAACGTAGTGTTATGATATGGCTAAGTATGCACAAGGTATCTATACCCCTAAGAATCCTCAAAAATACATAGGAAAACATAAGCCTAAATATAGGTCAGGATGGGAACTAACATTCATGACCTTTTGCGATTCAAATGACAACGTGCTTTACTGGGCCAGTGAAGCCATGACTATCCCATATAAACATCCAGTAACGGGTAAACCTACAAACTATATCCCTGATTTTTTCGTAGTATATGAAAACAAATACGGAAAGAAAATGGCAGAAGTAGTTGAGATTAAACCTAAAAAACAAAGTCTTATCGAAAGTAAAGCCGCTAGTGCCAAAGATAGAATGATTGTAGCAATCAATCATGCTAAATGGGCAAGTGCTATGGCATATTGTAAAAGTCAAGGCTTTTCATTCCGTGTAATTACTGAGGACGATTTGTTTTACAATGGAAGAAAAGGGAAATAAATACTTGCATGACACGTAAGTTAGAAGAACTATTTGATATGGCAACTAATGAATCTCCCAATGGAGATATCACTGATCCCTTGCCTGAACAGACCGCAGAAGTAACTGAAACTGCACTTGAAAATTTAGATAAGATTGAGCAAGCATTACCGCAAGTTAGAGGCTTAGAAGCAGCCGATAATGAAATGGATGAACTTGCATCACTTGCAACATCAAGTTATAAAGATTTGATGGATTTAGGTATGCAAGTAGATAGTAGATTTAGTAGTGAGATATTTGGTGTAGCAAGTAGCCTATTAGGGCATGCTATTACTGCTAAGACTGCTAAATTGAATAAGAAATTAAAGATGATTGACCTTCAATTAAAGAAGGCACAGTTAGATCAGAAACTCGCCGCTAAGACAGAACAAGTAGAAAATACCCCCTTAGGCGAGGGACAAGCATTAGATCGCAATGAGTTGCTTAAGGCCCTCATCGCAAAAACTGAGAATAAATGATAAATATCAGATACGGGAATTGAATATGAAAAGCCTAAAACAATACATTTTTGAGAGTGTGCATACTTATAATTGCACTATTAAAATCGCCGGTGAGGTCGATAAGAACTTCCTAGACCTATTTACATATAATCTTAAGAAGTTCGATCCTATCGAAATCTCATCTCCAACTACTACACCCATTCAAAAAGACCCATATGGGTTTCCCAATCTAGCAAATGTACCAGTGACTATCATTAAAGGTAAGTTTCGCTATCCAGCGACAGAGCCAATGGTTCAACAAATGGCACAGTTACTAGGTTACAACGTTGATATGGTTCGTGTAGTTAATACTAACTATGATGATAGTATTAATGTTGAAAATGAAGAATACGAAAATCAAATGAAAGAAAGCCCACTACTAACTCATGAAGAAATGGGTTCAGCAGCCGGTGCAGAACAAGCAAATAAAGATTACAGCAATTCATATTTGAACAGTATTAAAGATCAAACTAAATCTGATAAAATTGGTATCCCTTATGCAGGTAAAGAAACACCTAATGCGTTTGACCCGTTCAAGCCATACTTAGATGATAAGCAGTTAGGTGATAAGAGTCCAATGAGTAAGATTAGTAGACCACCGAAGCCTAAGACTGGTGCGATGGTATAACATTTAGAGGATATAAAAATGAATTTCAAAGACATGTTAGAAACATTAGGCCAATTGTCAGAGGCTACTGAAAAAACAAAGACAGGTGTTAAGCACACTGCGGATGCAGGCGGCTATGGTCGTAAGTTTGACACCGATGAAGAAGGTGATGAGAAAAAGAAGGACGCGGCGCCAGCGGCAAAGCGTGGTAGAGGCCGTCCTGCTAAGGGCAGTGATGAAACAGGCAATGTCAAGAAGTATGATGACAAAGCACTAGGTTCTGTATTCGGCGGTGGTAAGAAGCCAAAGAAAGAAGTAGGCACTGTTTCTAAAAAGCACACTCTTAAAGATTGGTTCGAGCGTGTTGACGCTGAATTTATTGCTGAAGCAGAGCAAGTCACAATGGAGCCTGCAAAGCAGAACACTCAAGTTATCAAGCAAGGTAATAAGACATTAGGTACAGTTTCAAATCCACAGTTGGCAGCACAAATCAAGCAGTCAATTGGTAAAGGTGAAATGAGTCTTGCGGGCGGCCAATTAGGTGAAGAGTCTGACGAATATAGTGCTACAAAGGCACGTGCTGGCAAAGACATTGGTAAGCCAGGTAAGAACTTTGCTAAGATTGCAAAGAGTGCAGCCGCAAAGTACGGCTCTAAAGAAAAAGGCGAGAAGGTAGCAGGTGCAGTACTTGCTAAACTCCGTTCAAAAACTAACGAAGTTGAACAACCTACTATGGATAATATGACTGCTATGGGTGCAAACTTAGGTGCAGGTCGTAGTCAGACAACACTAGAAGGCAAAAAGCCAGACTTCTTAGATTTGGACAAAGACGGTAACAAGAAAGAATCAATGAAGAAAGCCGCAGCCGATAAGAAGAAGGTAAAAGAAGGTATGAATCATAAATTACAAGCGGCCCGTCTAGAGGGTAAATCACATGGTCTAAAAGGTCATTCACACTGTGGTAAAAACTACCAAGACATGGAAGAAGCACGTATGTATCACGAAGGCTACAAAGAAGGCCTCGATGAGTGCTATGGTATGAAGCCAATTCAAGGCATGGTAGATGAGATGGATGCTCCAGCAACTCCGCCAGCAACAGTAGGTGGTATGGCTGATCAGGCTATGGAAATGGCTGCTATGGAAGCAGAAATGGACGAAGGCAATGCATTTACTGCCGCACTAGCAAAAACACCAAAAGGTGGTAAGTTCTCAGTAGGTGGTAAGACATTTACTGATCGTAGCGATTATAGTTCAAAGATTGATGAATTTGCATTCGAATCATTAGATCGTGAACTACAAAAGTTATTAACTGAAGGTGACGAAAAGATTGAAGAAGGCATGACTGTTTCAATCAGCAAAGGTCAGCAAGGTGCTCCTGATTCAGTATCAGTGTCAGCACAAGACGGCGAAGCCGATCAGTTGTTATCATTGATTAAATCAGCAGGTTTAGGCTTGTTTGGTGGTGAAGAGCAACACAGTGACTACGGGGCACCAGCAGATGGTGCCGATCATGGTGGCATTAAGGTAATTGATGACCATGATGGCATGCTTGCTCTTATGAAGAAAATGTCAGGTGGCGATGAACACGGTTCAGAAGATTACGCTGACGAAGAAGGTCATGATCACGATGACGAAATGTGCAACGAATGTGGCACAATGATGACTGCCGAAGGTGGTTGTGGTTGTGATGAAGGCAAAGAAATGGTCGATGAAGTAGAATCAGAAGACCAAATGGAATTTGAAGTTGCAGAAGATAATGCTCCAGATTCAGAAGAAGCAGAACACACTGCCGATGAAGAATCAGAAGCACAAGAAGATATGGCACTTGCTAAAGCCGCACAACAAAACAAGACAACTACTTTCAACGAAGGTGGCGATGGTCCAGAAGCCAGTGAAGAAGGCGCAGAAGATATGTCTGCAACTGGTGACGAAGATGGTGAAGAAGTATCAGAATCATTTAGTTTCACAGACTTATACAAGAAACTAGTATTCATGGAAGAATCAACCGCTGAGAAGGACGATAAGGCTGAGAAGGCTGGTAAGAAAGTCGCTAAAGATATCGAATATGATGAAGGTCATAAGGGCAAAGACGATGACAAGGCAGAACGTGCCGGTAAGAAAGTTGCTAAAGATATCGAATACGATGACAAGAAAGACAAGAAAGAAAAGGTTGATGAGTGGGCAAATCAAGCAGGTCCAGGACCCGGAAAAGGTACTGATGCAAGTTTTGAACAAGACATTGACTTTATGACTAAGGTAATCGCAGGTGGTTTGAACAAGCCTAAGTCAACTGGTCAGACAACTATCCCTGTTGTTGCAAGTCAACTTGATAGATTGCATGACAATCCAAATGATTGGGCAACACTTGCAGGTATCAGAAAGAAATAATACTTCTTTCTATAATAGAATAAAATAGCCGGGTCTCCCGGCTATTTTTTTGGATACGACACTTTAAACAAAAACGATAAATACAAACATAAGGTGATTATTAACATGGCGCAACGTAACATTGACTTTGGTACATTCCCAGACGATCCAGATGCAGATGCTATCAGAACTGCGTTCCAGAAAACACAAGAGAACTTTACAGAGTTATTTGGTGGACTTCAGGACCAAGCAGTAATTTCTGTTAACAGAACTGCCGGCGCGGGTATTACTGTAAACTCTCCAACAGGTAACGTAATTGTTACCGCTAATATTGCATGTGTGCAAGTATCTTCAAACACATTAGGTGTAAGTAGAGACTCTGCAAGTTATACAGCAGGTGGCAACGCAACTATTACAAGTTCTTCACAGACACTTGTAATTGAATTGCCAAACGATATTGCTAACGTAGACAATATTGCATTAGATGCTAACTTAACTGCTAACGTAGTTAAGGCTAACCTTAATGTTTTAGTTGGTTCTAACGCAATTGTACTTGCAAATACTGGTAATGCTACTATTGGAAATGTTAGTGTTTCAGGTATTATTAATGTCACTGGCAATGCTACAGTAGGTAATATTAGTACTGTTAATGGCACATTCTCTAATTCTATCACAGTTACAACTGCGGCAAACGTAGGTGCATTGAATGCTACAACCGGAGCCTTTGTCGGTACTGTAACTGCTAATAATGCAAACGTAACTAATAATGTTGCAGCCAATATAATCACTGCTAATTTCTTTTATGGAGATGGTAGTAACATCTCTAACGTTACTTCTCTGCCCAATGACAAGATTAGTAATGGAACAAGTCAAGTTTATGTCACATTAAATGGCAATGTAACTTCTACTGTTGCAGGCTATGACACATTAGTAGTCACTGCTACTGGTGCAAATATTACTGGTACACTCAATGCTACAGGCAATTTAACTGCCGTAGATGCTAATTTAGGTAATAGCGTAACTGCAAACTATTTTGTTGGTAACTTATATGGCGCAGCCAATACAGCAACAAGTGCAACTACTGCTGGTACTGTAACAACTAATGCTCAACCCAACATCACTAGTGTCGGTACATTAACATCATTAAGTGTTACTGGAAATGCTGACTCAGGTAACGTAAATGCAACCGGCGGTGTGTTTACATATGTTAACGGCAATGGTGCAAACTTAACATCATTGACAGGCGCTAATGTTACTGGTTCCGTAGCAAATGCAACCTATGCAAACGGAGTAGCAGGCGCTAACGTATCAGGTGAAGTAAGTTATGCCGCAACTGCAAACAGTGTTGCTGGCGGAAACGTAGTGGGAACCGTAGCGAATGCTATGCATGCATCAACTGCTAACACGGTGGTAGACGCTACACAATCAAATATTACAAGCGTAGGTACATTGACTGGGTTAAATGTCAATGGTACAATTACAGCCGTAAGTATCACTGCAAATACAGGAACATTCACTGGTAATGGTAGTGGACTAGCAAACTTAGCAGGTGCCAACGTAACTGGTACAGTTGCTAATGCAACTTATGCATTAAGTGCAGGATCAGCAACTACAGCGGGTACTGTAACAACATTCGCACAACCAAATATCACTAGTGTAGGTACATTAACAAGTTTAGATGTTGCTGGAAATGTAACAGCAAGTAATGTGTATGCTAACTCAGGTACTATCGGCGCACAAACATTAAAGGGCGAAGGCGGCAACATTAGCAATATTCAAGGTGCTAATGTTAGCGGTACTGTATCAAGTGCTACAACTGCATCAACAGCAGGTACTGTAACAACTAATGCACAACCAAATATCACCTCAGTAGGTTCATTAACAAGTCTTACAGTTAGCGGAAACATCAATGCTGGTAATGTAAATCTAGCATCAGGTATCTTTAGTGGCAACGGTAGTGGATTAAGTCAATTGACTGGTGCTAACGTAACTGGTACAGTAGCAAATGCTACTTATGCATTGGATGCGGGTAACGCTACTAACGCAACATCAGCAACAAGTGCAACTACTGCGGCTACAGTAACAACGAATGCTCAGCCAAATATCACATCAGTTGGTACACTAAGTTCATTATCAGTAACCGGTAACGTAGACGCCGGAAACTTTACAGGTGCTAATGCAGTTGTTGCAAACTATTTCATTGGTAGCGGTAATAACCTATCAAACATTCAAGGTGCTAACGTTACGGGTGCAGTCGCTACTGCAACAAGCGCAACTACAGCAGGCACAGTAACTACAGCAAGCCAACCAAATATTACTTCAGTTGGAACATTAAGTTCATTAAGTGTAACTGGTAATATAACATCGGGTAACATTTATTCTAACTCAGGCACAATTGGTGCTCTGTATCTATCAGGTGATGGCAGCAACATTACTAACATCAGCGTTGGTGCAGGTAGTTATATTGAAAACGGAAATTCAGAAGTACGTGCAGACGCTCATAGTAACGTAAGAGTTACTGTAGCCGGTAATGCGAACGTAGTGGTCGTCACTGGAACTGGCGCCAACATTGCCGGTTACGCAAACATTACTGGTAATGTATCCGCAGGCAATGTTACTGCTACACTACTCACAGGCACATTAACAACAGCAAGTCAGCCTAACGTAACAAATGTGGGCACATTAACTGGGTTAAATGTTAACGGTACTAGTAATTTAGGACCAAATAGCAACGTCATCATTACAGGTGGCGCGGCAAACGCATTCTTAAAGACTGATGGTAGTGGTGCATTATCATGGGATACTGCTACATTAGTTCCTGCACAAGGATCAAATACACAAGTCATCTTTAATGACGGTGGCTCAACATATGCAGGTAATGCTAATTTAACATTCAACAAGACTAATGCCACATTTACTGTAGGAAATAGTGTTGTTGCAGGCAACGTATACGCTAACTCAGGTACGGTACGTGGCTCATTATTGACAGGCACATTAACAACAGCCGCACAACCAAACGTTACAAGTGTAGGTACGTTAACTGGACTAAATGTTAACGGAACTGTAACGGCTGTAGCATTTACTGCTAATACTGGTATCTTTACTGGTAATGGTGCAGGGTTGACAAATCTCGCTGGTGCTAATGTCACTGGTACAGTTCCAAGCGCAACAAGTGCTACAACAGCAGGTACTGTAACAACTGCGGCCCAGCCAAATATCACAAGTACTGGTACACTATCATCATTGATCGTATCAGGAAATATTAATGCAGGTAACTTGAATACTACTGGAGTATTCAGTGGTAGTGGCTCATCATTAACAAACATTCCAGGTGGTAACGTAACTGGTACAGTTGCTAATGCAACTTATGCGACAAGCGCAGGTAGTGCAACTACAGCAGGTACAGTAACAACTGCGGCTCAACCAAACATTACAAGTGTTGGTACATTAAGTGCATTAGACGTAACAGCAGGCATTGTTGCCGGTAATGTGTATGCAAATAGTGGAACTGTTCGCGGTAATCTATTAACCGGTACATTAACAACAGCCGCACAACCAAATATTACCAGTGTTGGTTCATTGACTTCATTGATTGTAAATGGTAATATCAATGCCGCTAATTTGACAGTTGGCTTAGGCACGGTTACTGCTAATATATTCAGTGGTAATGCAAGTAATTTAACAAATATTCCCGGTGCAAACGTAACTGGCACTGTTGCTAATGCAACATTTGCATTAAGTGCATCAAGTGCTACTACTGCTGGTACCGTAACAACAAATGCTCAACCTAACATTACATCAGTCGGTACATTAACAACTTTAGATGTAAATGGCACTGTAACTGCGGTTAACTTTACTGCTAATACAGGTATCTTTACCGGCAATGGTAGTGGATTGACAGCACTGAATGCAAGTAATATTTCAACCGGTACTCTTGCTCAAGCAAGACTTGCTAATAGTTCATTAACAGTTAATGGAACTAGTATTTCATTAGGTGGTTCAGGAACGATCACTGCTGTTAATCCAAATGCATTGACATTGGGAACTTATTTGACAGGTACAAGTTACGATGGTAGCACAGCCGTAACTGCCGCAGTAGATGCAACTACAACTAATACAGCAAGTAAAGTAGTAGCACGTGATAGTAATGGTAGTTTTAGTGCAAACATTATTACAGCAACATTAAGTGGTTCAGCAACAAGTGCTACAAGTGCTACAACAGCAGGTACAGTAACAACAGCCGCACAACCTAACATCACAAGTGTTGGCACACTAACATCACTAACATCTTCTGGTAATATCAGTGGTGCTAATCTTGTCGCAACCGCATATACGATTTCGTCTGTGGCTACAGGTATTAGTGCTGCCGGATCAACACAAGGTACAGCAACAGCACTAACTAAAGATGTGAATGTTGTTTCAACTGTGAGTGCTGGACAAGGTGTTGTATTACCAACTGCTGTTGGTGGTATGCGTATAACAGTTATGAATACTTCACCTACTGCATTGAATGTTTATCCAGCAACAGGTGCCGGAATCAACAATAACGGCGCAAACGTGGCCTTTGCATTACCAGGAAATGGTAGATTAGATTTCTTAGCGGTTACTAGTACACAATGGTATACTCTAACTGCAAC